GTACTGTCCGTCTGCCTTAACGCGAATGCTAAATTGTATCTGTCCGTAATCGCCTTGCGTAAAGGCGTATTGTGTTTCCAGTATGGCGCTGTCGTTTGCATTGAGTACTATATCATAATTCATTTTATACCACCTTTCCGAGTATTACATAAGTCTTTGACACACGGGCAACGAGCACTTTGTCGCCAACAGTAGGAGTATATGATTGCAGATATTTATAAGGCTTCTGGCTGGCGGCATTCTCACCATAAAATCTGATATAAGGTCTTCCGCTTGAAATACTGCTCACAACTGCCATACGATACGCTTTATCCCCCGCAAAAAGCTGTTGCAGTTCGTCAAGCTGTTGCCCTGGATTATCATACATCATAATTTCACCACCCTTTTCAACGTGTGCGTCATAGTTCCTCCAACGTTTAAATCCATTTCCCATGCGTACTCAATGTATTTATTTCCAACTCTCAAACTATCTTCACCCACATAAATGCAATCGCGGTAAGAATGGTGTGGCATTAAAGCCGTAGGCAATATAACAGCATCGTAAGTCTGGCTTTTTTCAATGGCAATACGCCTGACAAGATCATTAAGCGTGGACTGATCGGCTATATCATTAACGCTTTCAATATCTACCACATTACGCCCACGGTTAACGGTTGATATTACGCTTGCTACACTGTCATTTATATACTGGCTCCTTAACTCAATACCGTCTGGATCGTCAGTATATCGAACGAATATGTTAGGCACATTATAGATATCAATGCTTTGCTTGGCACCGCCTTTTATAATGCTTCTGTCGTTTGTCTGGTACGCCTGCTCGGTCTGGCGGTTAAGTGGCTCAACGTATCTTCTGCTTACTGCATATCCTCTGTTGTCAAAATGTAAGGGCTCATAATTAATGGCAGTAAGCAATGAATTAATAATATCCAATTTGCTTGTGCCGATTTCAAACTCTAAGGCTGTGCTTGCCGTGAGTATAGACGTTTCAATGTTGGTCTTTTTTATTCCTGCCGCCGTTATGATACTCCTTACCTGAGTAACATAATTTGTTCCAGCTGCAATGAATAATCTGGTTGTGATCTTATCCTCTTTTAAAATTGTTCCATAATCATAACAATCTACTTGCTGCAGCACTCCGCTGTCCTGTCTTGATCTCTCCGGGCTGCTCATGATGTAAGTCCCAATCGGATACTCAAGCCAGCCAGTAGGCGATTTAAGGCGGAAGTAAGGGCGTACCCTTAAATCCACTGTTTTAAGATCTACTTCACCAATTTCTCTGATTGTGAGCGAAGCAGTTCCCATAATCTCCTGCGAGCTGTCAAACCGAATATTCCCACTTACATTTTCCAGATCTTTTAGCTTAACTTCGTTTTTATCAAGTAATTCGTAACGAAAATTAATTGTACGGTCAGATTCAAGCATTCTCAGCACTTCCGCATGGGTATATCCGCTCTGTGCGAGACTATACATCAAATCTCACCTCCAAACTATAATCAATCTGTCTTATTGATATTTCAACCTTTTTTCCTATATTGAATAGCGTATTTTCATGACTGAGTTCGCTGATTTCACAGCAGAAACACATTTCGGAATTCCTAAATATGTAAATTCCATTTTTTTCATATAACGCCTTGATCCTTTCGGAATTTGCGTTACTAAGATAAAATGAAGTTCCAATTCCAGTTTCCTTATGTATGCCCGATTCTTTCACCGGATACGTACGTCCTTCGTATTTTACCAATTCAGATTCATTTTCAAGTTTTAGCTTTATACTGTTGAACCAATCGCTATCTGATTTGTAAATCTCAATTGAATCTCCAGGAGTATTTATTTCTGACAGTAACGCACCTTTGTATTTTATCTTCATAGATTGCTTGCCACTATCAGCATAGCCGCCATTATGCGCCCTGATAAAGTACTCATACATTACGTTAGATTTCACAGCATAATCAATATATTGCGATCCACTGAAACGCCCAACCGGAATAAATGCAATGCCATCTTCTGAACGGTAAACAATTTTATCCGCAGCTGTGGATGTTGTTGCTATCAATATGCCTCCATACGCAGCGGATAACGTCATATCTGGCGTGTTTGGCACTGAGGCTGATATAGTAAACACCTTTGCGCTTTCGTCTGACCATACGCCGTATACGCTTCCTATGCGCATCTTTACTGTGTATTGTCCGTTTGAAAACATCATATTGGGTACATAAGAGCTGATCAATCCTCCTGGCATGTTACCACTGTCATGGATAAGCGTTGCCCCCTGGTAAATCCATAGCCGGAATATAGCCGTTTCAGCTGCATTGCTTCTCCATACAATCTCTGTAATAGCATCGTTTTTCATGGTATCAATTATGGGAGCCGTTGGCCGACCTGTAAGTTCGAACGATCCGTAAGCATATTCAGATACCGCATTATTGGCGTTGTAAGTTCTTACTCTCCATTCAATAATACCGGTAGGCATAGAACTTGTTTCAAGTGTTCGGCTTTGCTGTGTTGTAACAACTCCTAAAGCCTCAGTCCAAGAAGCATTCCCTTGCTGCCTCCACCCAAAATCATATTTTGTCTGTCCAGTATCATATAACGAATTGTGTTTCCATTGAAACGTTAACGAATTTCCTTTTTCAATTACATCACCATTTGGATATAGAATTGTCGGAAGATCCGGAACGGCATCATTATATGTAATTTCAATATACGGTATATTTGAAGACTCTCTGGACGAAAATTTCCAGATCTCTGTATCGTCAGATTGCGTACCGGTCAAATCTTGCAACCCTAAAACAGCATTGCTTGTTCCTAACGCATTCGTTACTATGCTTGTAACGTCCCATACGATCCATTCGTTAGCACTCGATACATATACAGGCGATGTTATTTGCGTTGGTGAATATGCCATATCGCTGTCGATATACTGCGATTGTACGATGTTGCCAGTTAGGGTATTTACACTTACGGGTATTGCATACTGAGCTGCAGCTATTGTACTACGTCTGCCCTTCTGCTGACAGTGTATTTTCAGTTCTGCCTTTGTGATTTGTTTGTTAGCCATTGAAGGAATGTCAAATTGCAAAAAAGCCAGCATTGCGGAGGAAGAAGTAGTTATTCTATGTACAAACATATACCCCAAACTGCTAAAGTTACCACTTGATGAAGCAAAGGATACATAAGTATCAGCTTTACATTGCACCGTTTGTATTGCCATTATAATCTACTCCTTCCTGCACGTACTGCCTGTTTGCCCTGCTGCATAAAACTAACAACATCGTTCCATTCCTTGATATCTTTTGCGTTTATTTGAGCATACAGATTATACGTATCTCCACCCGATGATCTGCGTGTTTCTTCTGCATTCAGCACCCTTGCACCGCGAGGCAGTATAACTTCTTCCGGGCCATGCTCACCGATGATAGCTCTTCCTCCCGGTGCATAATCAGTTCCAGATGCGTAATATTGTATGCTCTGTCCTTGGATTCCCTTATTGATTTTCCCCACACTGTTACCTACACTGTCCATGGTCCTTGATACCTGATCTCCTTGACCAGCCAACACAGCAATCAAAGCAATTAAGGCAATTAAAGCAGCCACAACGCCAAATATAATCGCAGTTGTTTTTATTGCTTTAGCATCAAACCCGCCCATGAAGTTTTTTAATGAATCGAACCCATCCATCGCCTTACTTGTCGCTTTTCCCACGCTGTACATGGTCGCAATTATTCCAGTCAGCGTAATAATCATGGTTAATACGGGTGTTGGAATGGAAGAAATAACAGAAAAGAAACTTGTAAGTACTGGAAGTAATGCGGCAGCAAAACTATTTGACATTCCTTCCGTTACCCCCTTAAATTCAGTCATGGCACTATTGAGCTCTTTAAATTTACCAAGCGTCTCCTCCCCCATAACATATCCTGTATCATGAGCTTCTTGTCTTAAAGCGGCAAGTTCTTCCTTTGTCATATTTAATATTGGGCCTAAGTTCTCCCCAGTTGTTGATAACAAATCGCTTGCAATGGCATTTCTTTTAGTCACGTCCTCCATTTTCTGTAGGCCCCTTACAACGTCTGAAAACAATTCATTCTGTGATTTTAGGGCTCCATGGGAATCACGTACATTCACGCCAAGCAAGCGGAATGTTTTTGCCGTGTCACTGGTCTTATCCGTAGCTTCAAGTGCTTTTTCCGCAAGGGCGGCGATATCACCAGTCATACTCTCGGCATCACTTCCGACGGTTTTCATGATGTAATCCCATTCTTGATACTGATCCGTTGTCATACCCATGCGTTGTGACACATTGGTTATTTCTTTTGCACTGTCTGCCGTACTCAGCGTTAATGCTCCAAGTGTTGTAACCATAGTTCCTATTGTAAGAACTGCCTTTCCAATGCTCTCATCTACCCCGTCAAATTTTTCGGCAAATTTTTCTACCGCTGGATTCGCCTCTATGCCGATAAAATCGGCAACGTCCCGGAGAGTATCGCCAAAAGATCTGTTCTTATCAGAAGTCTCTTCGATTTGCTCTTCCGTATCCCTCAAAGAACCTTCAAGCTTTAACAATGTCGTTCTCTCGTTCAGGAGTGCCTTATCCGCTTGATCAGCCGCTTTCGATTCGTAACCGTGGGCTGCAACGATTTTATCATAAGACTTTGCCGTTTCTTCAACCTTTTTCCGCTGGAGTTCAATCTTCTGTCTTAAAACATCTTGTTTAATACCAAGCTTATCAGTAGAGTCTCCATAAACGTCCGCTTCTGCTGTCGCTCTCTTAAATTCTGCATCAAGGAGGCCCATCTTACGGTTTATCTCTGTAATTCCGCCAGAAAATTCCGAATAATCCATGCCGATCACAATTGTTTTTTTGTATTGGTTGTTCATATAAAACCCTCGACCTCCTTCATGCTTGATATAGTATTCACTTCATTTTTACTCGCACCGAAATATTGTGAGGTATAGGGCTTGTTGTCGATTTGCGATGCCTTAAAAGCCGCCTCATCATTTGCAATATCAAGCATCTTTATTATTTTGGGAAGTGTGCTGCAGTAGAATTCTTCTTCGGACCGGTTAAGCCTGAAACAGTACAAGTAAAAAAATAAATCGTAATCCATGGTTAGCAAACTACGGTCTATTTCACAAGTCTGGTAAGCATCTGCATCATTATTTTTTTTTTCGCTTCGTCCATAATTTCGCTGTCTGTACCGGCTGATTCCATATAAGCCCCAATGATTTCATTCAAATCCGTTGGTCTGATACTCAATGCCAGAGCCCTTGCTTCCTCAATGGTAAAATCCTCATGATTTGCCTTAATTCCACCATAAAGTACTAAGCTTCCAAACTCCACAATGGATAGTTTTTCTTTCCCGGGTTTCATAAGCTTTTCCTGCATGTATCCTACCGCAAGCATGTTAAATGTCGCTTTCAATTCCCGATCATTAAAATCAATTATGATTTCGTCTGCCGGAAGTGCTGTTATTTTTCTCGCCATGTTCCCTCCTTATGGTGTGTCAGGCTTTGCCGGGTATGTTGTAGGACCTGTTAGGAAAAATGCTGTTGCCTGTTCTGCGGAATAATCCGAATTGGCTGTGTCGGCGTAGAAACGAATCTGTCCATCGGATTCCCTTGGGATAAAATTAATCGTAATTGAATCAGTGGAAAAATTCACGTTATCGGTTGATTGCTGAATAGTTTGGTTTGCTGGCTGTGCACGTCCTTTAAGTAGCCATACCTGTTCTTTAGTACTATTCATCTGTTCAACCTCATAGCCTAATGCAATCTCTATGGGCTGATCACCATTTTTTTCTATCACCACGCCATCAGTCATGGTATTGCCCATGATCTCTGCCCTTACCTCTGAAAATACCTTATTTACATCAATAACAACAGCCATTCCTTTTAACAAACCCACATCTTCTTCTTTGTTTCCGTCCCCGTACAATGTACCTGTAGCTACCTGCGGCGTTAACTGTATTTGCATAGCTTTTCCAAACGTTTTAACCGGACCGTATGTAGTTCCTTCTGCTGTGTCTGTCAGGATAGGGCTATATACAGGACGCGCAATGTTAATACGGTTTGATTTAACTGTTGACATCTGTATCCTCCTTTATATGCTTAAAATTAATCATTCCCCTCCATGATTTTCCATTAGTATCATAGGAAAAATTCACGGTGGGTAACGTGTTATACTTTATACCGATCAGGGCCTTTTTTAAAAGTCCTGTTTTGTTAACCGTGTCTTCTCTTTTCTTGCACCAGATATCAATCTCATAGGTTTCAGATTCTTCTGTTATTTCTCCATTTCCTGACAGCTCCGGTTCTTCAAACGTCTTATACCATGTAGCGCATGGAGGTAAAATTGGTTTAGACAGGTCTATTACAGGAATGTTTAAGGTTGTCTTAATTAAATTTTCTATATCCATTACTGCACCATCTTTTTCATCATATCATTGATCGCTGATTCAATATCTCCCTCGGAAGCTTGCAAAGCTCTTTCCATGAATTTCAATCCAGGAACGAACGTCTTTCCGTCTCTGGCGATATGTCCATCATTTGCAAGGTGCCATTTATAGCCGGTATACTTACCGCCTTTAACACTGACATAAAGGATACCCTGCTTATTTCTTTTAACCGTGAATCTTACATCGTCTTTCATGTGGACATATGGCCGTGTTCCGTCATAATTCTTTGGTTCCATATCAAGTAACGCCTCAATGCCGCTACTGTGTAAATATCTGACAACATTTTTTTTTATCGCGGACCCGGCTTTGCTTAAAACTTTCCGTTCCTCATATTGAATTTCCTTTGGTAGATTCCTAATCATTTGATCAATGGAGGATATCTCTTCTTTGTAATCAATGGCAACCCTCATGCACTCACCCCACAGTCACAGATAATGTTGATTCATCTTTTTGGAACGTTCTCAGAATATTATATCTGGCTCCTTTGTATACTATCTGCTGCGGGGTAACCAGTTCTTCATCTTTAAGAATTGATGCGTTTTCGAAATCCTCTGGATCGATCTCAAAAGTTAACTTAGGAGATAACCCCACTGCATATGCCTGATAAAATTCGCTTCTGGTACAAGAAACTTTGTTGCAGAATACTTCATTTTCCGCAGGATCAACTTCGCTTCCATCAGCGGTAAGCGTAACCAGTATACATACTTCATTCCTCATGGCGTTACCTCCTCTCCTTTGTATTCGCTGGCAAGTGACATGGCTATCTTTGTCGCTTCATAGGATTGCCTGTACCTGTCAGCTTCGCCGTTATAGTTCATCTGCCACCTTAGATACAACCTTAGGGAAGCCAAAGAAAGCATGTCCCCGGTTGGTATGGTATTTACTCCGCCCATACTCAAATCCGTAAGATATGCCTCTTTTAGCATTTCTAATTCTTCATCTAATTTATCATGGCTGATTCTTACCATGCTGCGCATTTGTTCTTTCGTAACGTCGATGGTAATCACGTATAATCACCTCACTTTATGATTTTTTAGGAGGTTTTTCT